ACAAAATGTAATACAATAACCAAGCAAAAGTGCTTAGTTGCTATAAGCAAGACCACCCCAAGTGATCATTCCCTCCATGTTTCCAAGGAGGCTGGACTGTACCTTAGGCAATCTCAGGTTGATTAGACCTTCATTGATTACCGATGCCTTTGCAGTCTCTGAAACGGTTCCATTGCCTATCATAGCGGCGTTAGGAACTCGCCTGCGGATTGCCCAATCCTTTGCGTTTTTACTGTGTCCGAGGTCATTACCCTGGATTCTCTTAGATGTTTCCAAAAAAGAGTAGTAGCAAAGGTTGTAAGGGGTTTCCCGCAACCAGGTCATCTTGCAGTCTTGGATCTCTCCAAAACCACTAGCTAGTCATACTGTTTGCCCCTGCTTGTTGGCAGGGCAGCTAGCTCTTGAGCACAGGTGATTTGCTAATGCAAATCCGTACAGTAACGCAGCGCAAGCGTTTAGTACGAAGTTAATGCCCGACATAATACGAAGAACGTTGTAGTTGGTGGCGTACACGCGAACAGTCGACGACAGGTTAGTGCCGACGGCGTTGTTCGAGACAGTCAACAGCAGCGTGGTGTTGTCAATACGCGACAAGTTGCATGTTCCCGAGGGTTGGTGCTGCTCTGGCTGGAGAGCGAACGAGTACACGTTGATGCCAACCGCTGGGATGTTGGTGTGGTGCTGGTACGGCTGGACCCAGTTGAAGTAGTTGCCGTCGCGAACCTGGAAGCGGTCGTGGCCGTTGAGCTGAAGGAGACCCGTGATGGTCGGGTTCTTGCCGGCCATACCCTCGACACGAGTGACGGAGTAACCCGACTCGAGCACGCAGCGGTCCCACCAGTCCGAGTAGTTGAACGGCTGCTGACCCTTCCACGGGTTGATGATGTTGTCGTCGCACGACACGAACGAGTCGCGCTGAACGACCCAGACAAGCTCCTTGCATGGGTGGTTGAAGTTCAGCTTGAGCTTGTTGGCCGACGAGGTGATCGACTCACCGCCCGTGAACTGCAGAACATCGATGAGGTACTCGTGCGAGACCTGGGCGAACTTGCGGCGCTCGTCCGTGTCGAGGTAGATGTAGTCGACATAGAGCGAGGCGGCGGCGAGACCGCACTGGCCGACGCGGTTGCGGATCGCGTGGGGGTCCGAGGAGTTCGAGTAATCCCAGCAGACATTGTTGAGGGTGTTGAACTCGAGGTTGATGCGGACCTCATGGTACTGGAGGGCGATCAGCGGCAGAGCAAGACCTGGGTTGCGGCAGAACCAGAACTGGAGCGGGATGTACAGGGTGTACATCGGCGAGCACGAGGTGATGACCTCCGAAGTGAGGGGCTCACCGCCATAGCAGTCGTTGTCGCAAGTCGAGCCACCCTGGTACAGGAGGTTCGTGAGCTCGGGCACATTGCCAACCATCTTGGCATAACCGGCCTGCTTGCCAGCCTCCTGAGTGAGCTCGTTCCAAATGTGAAGCCAGTCACCGTACTGCTTGTCAATGCGCTGACCACCGATCTCAATCTCAACATAATCGATGATGTTGTGACCGATCCAGTTGAGCCAACGGAACTGAGCGCCAGAACCGTCCGTCGACTGGAGCTGCACCTGAGGCAGGGTAGCCTGGAGGTACATGCGGTGAATGAGATCACCGTTGCGCTGGATGGTGCAGGTGACCTTCTTGCCGAAGTTCGGGGCGCCGTTAAACGGGTTCTCGATGGACTCCATGGCGAAGTTGGTGTGGCGGCGGTACACCACCTTGAAGAAAGTGATCTGCGGGTTGCCAGTCAGGTACACGTCCTGGGCGCCGTACGCTACAAGTTGCATTAATCCGCCCCCTGTCATGGTAGTTTTATACTTAGAGAATACAAAAAAATTTTGGGAAAACACATTTTTTGAAAAATGGCCGGGATGATTTTCAATCTTAACATTTTATTTTTATGAAGTATGTATCATATCAAATATATATCTTCGAAATTATAACTACAAAATAAAATTTGATTTATGAAAATCATAAAACTAAGTTAGTAATGGCAGAGGAGAAACCTAAATATATTCGTAAAAAATGCGAACATGGTAGATATTCATTTCAATGTAAAGATTGTAAGGGATGTTGTATTTGCGAACATGAAACAAATAAATATTCATGTAAAAAATGTAGTGGGAAAGGAATTTGCAAACATAATCGAATTAAACAAAACTGTATAGATTGCCATGGTGCAAGTATATGTGATCATAACAAGCGCCGTAATCGATGTATAGAATGCAAAGGTGGTAGTATATGTCCTCATCAAAAACTAAAAAGTAGATGCATGGAATGTAATGGAAATGACCTATGTGAACACTCTAAACGAAAAGAGTACTGTATAGAATGTCAAGGAAATAGTATATGTCAACATCAATTACGAAAAAGTCGCTGTGTAGAATGCGTTGGATCTGAATTGTGCATTCACCGCAATAATAAATATATATGTGTAACATGCGGCAGTAAAAATATATGCGATCATAATAAAATACGCGATCAATGTGTAGAATGTAAAGGTAATCTCATTTGTGAACATGGAAAACGAAAATCAATCTGTAAAGAATGCGATGGTAGTTATATATGCCCTCATGATAAACAAAAGAACCAGTGCATCATTTGTACCCCCTCCAGTGCCTGTCAGCATTGCAAAGCCATTTCAATTATCGGATCCCAATGGAAACCCTACTGTTTTCGATGCTACTGTGTATTACATCCAGATGCAATAATCCCTCGAAAATATAAGTTAAAAGAGCACCATGTTGTTGACTATCTTAAAAAACACTTTCAAGATACATTTACCATGCGATTTGATAAAATCGTAGAAGGGGGGTGTTCGCGACGCCGACCCGATGTCTTCATTGATTTTGGATCGCATTGTCTTGTGATTGAAATTGATGAGAATCGACATGTAAATTATACATGTGAAGAGAAACGCATGATAGAATTATATGAGGATATTGGATTTCGAAAGATTGTCTTTCTTCGAATGAATCCCGATCAATACAAAGAGGGAAATCATAAGCATCCTTCGCCTTTTCGTTATACTCATGCAGGAATCCTCCATCTAGAAGAAACTGAATTTGATCGGCGTATGCAGCATGTTGTTGAGCGCACCCATGTTTATCAACATGAACCCTCTGAACCCATTACGATTGAATATCTGTTTTATGGATCATAAACTCATACCGTACGCATTTTTCACAGAATTTAAACGCAGTTCACACGCAATCATCCATTGATAACAGGAGGGGTTTAAAACCACCCCACACATACCGTATAAGTACATTTGATGAGTGACAGTGCATTTTTCAAAGTAAAGAGTTCGAAGCGAAGTAACCCAGAAGCTCGTACCACGCTCGATGCCATTCACAATCAGAAAGTTCAAACCATGTTGGAAGAAAAAGATAACATTGAAAGATACAAAGAGGAATTATCACACCTTCAAAAGAAGATCAAAGAGGCCACAACGGATATGGAAAGCTGGAGATGGGAGCGCGATGCGGAATTGTTAGAGAAGCGGATTCAGTCTATTGAAAATGGAACAGAGGTAATGGATTATTATCTTCGAACAGGTGATATTCTGTATAATTATTACGACATTCAGGACCAAATTCAACAGGGAACTGCGACATTTACATCGAATAAAGCGAAACCTGGATCCATTTTAGCCATTTTGGAGGAAGTTGCTCAAGAGAAAACGCTTGATAGTGTGCTTGATTCTTTTCAGCTGGATTCCAGCAATGATGGATCGGAACCTGCGCCCTCCAATGAGAAAAAGAGCTTTCAGCGTCACCAGCTTCTCAATGAATATTTGCATTTGGAGGATCCCGCTATGGGCCGAAGCAACCAGGATGAATATGATGATCCTTGGACTTTATGCGAGCGCTGTGGAAATGAAATGAATATGTGTTTAAATGAGGCCAATCTCACATGCGCAAAATGCGGACACCAGGAATTCATTTTGGTCGACAGTGACAAGCCATCCTACAAGGACCCCCCTCGAGAGATTTGTTATTATGCCTATAAGAAAATTAATCATTTTAATGAATGGCTCGCCCAGTTTCAGGCCAAGGAAAGTACCGAAATTCCCGCCGATATTTACGATGAGATCTTGATTCAACTTAAGAAAGAACGCATCACCAACATGGGATCTCTCAAGCCCACGAAGTTGCGTGAAATTCTTCGAAAGATGAAATGCTCGAAATATTACGAACACATTCCTCACATTATTAATCGGCTCAATGGACAAAATGCGCCGTTCATGTCGCGCGAAGACGAGGAGAAACTGCGCCATATGTTTCGGGAAATTCAGCCGTCGTTTAAGAAGCATTGCCCGAAGGGCCGGCGCAACTTTTTGTCGTATGGGTATGTCCTTTATAAATTTTGCGAATTGCTGGAGATGGATGAGTATCTGGCCTGCTTTCCGTTGCTCAAAAATCGCGATAAGTTGTATTTGCAGGACAAGACATGGGAGCAGATCTGTTCTGATATGAAATGGGGGTATATTCGTACAGTCTAGACGGTACAATTGTGGATTATGAATGCGGTGTTAATACAAATATCGACTACAATGTAGAAATTTGTATTAATTTGAAAAAGCTATTAGAAAAAGAATAGGGCCTACAAAATAATTCCCTCCTACAACAAATGGCGACCGTGGCCTCCGAATTTATGTACCACTTGGTGGTGAATAACATTGCACCGATTATGGCTTCGAGCCTAACGGGTATCTACACCTCTTATTTTTCAGGAGGAAACCGACCCACCCCGACGCTGGTTCGGTCTGATACCGATGATGAGCGCGAACTCGATCAGTTACAAATGGATCGCATGCTAAAATGGATGGGGCTCATTTTTGAGGATTCTTTTGAAATGATTGAGACTCGTGAGCCCTCTACTCCGCAGCCTCCAATGGATGAAACACATAAAGCGTACAAGAAAGAACTCTATAGCATCTACATGACAATCGGTTCGGATTACAAACAGTATCAGCACTGGAAACAATATAATTCAAACATTTGGGTTTTTTCATCGTATCGCAACAAAAATACAAAGGCAATCGCGAAAAAGATTTTGGCGGATGTCCGTCTTTTTCACGAGGGTCTTAAAATGTTTTCCATGTTTGAGAAATTATAATCAGCATAAAATTGATATCAGTAATTGTTGGATGTAATTCGTACCATGCAATCTCATCTCCGTTATTTGAAGGATCAGATGTTCCATATTAGGCACCGACCCACTCTCTTTGAATACTATGCAGCCATCCATTTAACCAAACAGCACAACCGTCCCTTTTATGTCTATGAGGATCTTCCTCTGAGCCATAAACGAAATGCTGGATTCCCTTTGACGGACAAAGGAATTGATGTCGTCGATGAATGTTTTCAGCATATCGTTCAAGTGAAATATTATGGGCCTAACACCAAACTTCATTATGGTCAGCTAGCAACTTTTCTGGCAACCCCTTTGCTTGTTGGTCGGCGCGATT